CCTCGTAAGGTTTTAGAAGCGACCAAAACAATTTTCCTGGAATATCGAACCCCTCGATGTTGTCTCCGAGTGAAAAGTTGTATTTTTCCTGCAATTCTTTGAATAAATCATCGACGACTGCATCGATTAAATCCTCTATGGGAATTATGTAAGATTGCGGATCAAGGTCCCGAAACATCGGCCTTATATACTCTCGCAAATCTCTTTTTGACTTGATGAACACTTTTTCTCCTTTCTCTTGGGTTCTTTACATGTTTCTTTGTTTTTTTACCTACTGCTACAACCAGCCCGTTTATCCGATCAGCGGGGCTCCTGGGAGACATGTAGGATAACCAAAATATAGCATGTTGTACTAATTTAACGCAACAAGTAAGGGGAAAAAGGAAAGTTTTGACATGAATTTCATCTCATGTATATGTTGGGGATTACAAGAGTCCAATTTACCAGCACCCGTCAGCCTTTCAGGGCTTGTCGGGTGTCACATTTTAATGATTTGACACGAAAACTTTGGCGCGGTATATAGGGGAAAATATTGGATCACCCTAGATCCATTTTGTTATAGTCCTTGTTAAGTTCAAAAAAAATCGATCATAAGACTAAGTTCAGAGGAGAGAGGCTCATAAAGCTTCTCTCTTTTTTTTGTTGACGTCTCCAAAAATCATTGATATATGCCCAGACATGATTGACTGGCATTTAGAAAATAGGAAGATAAGCTCTCTAGTTCCGCATAAAAGCAATCCCCGCAGGATGACAAAGGAGCAAAAAGCTGCTCTTCAAATGTCCATAGAGAAATTTGGACTCATTGACAAACCCGTAATTACTCTCGAAGGCCAGATCATAGGGGGCCATCAACGCATAAAAATTTTGAAAGAGATGGGCACGAAAGAGGTTCTTTGCTGGGTACCTGATAAGTCCATGACAGAACAGGAAGTTGATGAGCTGCTTATACGTCACAACAAGAACACCGGAGAATTCGACTGGGATGTTTTGGGTAATGAGTTTGATGTACCTGACCTCTTGGACTGGGGATTTACCGCAGAGGATCTTCACATCGATACAGGTGAAGATGAGCCGAAAGAGAAGGCTGAGAAGTGCTGTCCTCATTGCGGAGAAAAGTTATAATGGTTTATATTGAAAACAAGGTATAAACTATCAATAAACGTGATTAAATGTCAGCTGGGAGACCGTTTTTGGATTTAGATTGGAAAAAGATAGACTTTCTTCTAGAGGCCGGATGTTCGGGTTACGAAGTCGCATCTCAACTAGGGGTTCATCACGATACAATTTACAACAGATTAGCACAACATTATGGTGAATCGTTCACGGATTATTCGGTCAAAAAACGACAAAAGGGAGATGCCAACATTCGGGTGGTTCAATATCAGAAGGCTTTGAAGGGTGACAACCACATGTTAATTTGGCTTGGCAAGAATCGCCTGAAGCAAAAGGACAAGGAGGAAGTTGCCTCAAATGATCCAACCAAGGTAGTCTTCGAAGTAAATTATGGAACTGGTAATCAAATCGAAATTCTTCCCAAGACCGTATCAACTTCCGATACTTCAAGCTCTGGACAAAGGAACTAAGCGCGTTGTCTGGTGCTGTCATCGACGAGGCGGCAAAGATCTCACCATCTTCAACTGGGTCATCAAAGAATTAATCAAAGAAGTCTGCACATGTTTTTATGTACTCCCAACCTATTCTCAGGCCAAAAAGGTCATTTGGGATGCTATCAATAACGACGGCTTTCGCATCATCGATTACATCCCAAAAGAAATCATAGCATCCATGAACGGCCAGGAAATGAAAATCCGTCTCACAAATGGAAGTCTTTTCCAGCTTATTGGATCGGATAACATCGATAGCTTGATGGGAACAAACCCAAAGATTGTGGTGTTCAGCGAATATGCCCTTCAAGATCCATCGGCCTGGGACTACATTAGACCCATCCTAAAGGTCAATAAAGGTGTTGCCATATTCATAAGCACCCCCAGGGGAAGAAATCATTTCTGGGAGCTTTCTAGAACGGCAGAGACCACGGAAGACTGGTACTATCAAAAGCTGACGATTGAAGATACCGGCGTCCTTACTCCGGCGGATGTAGAAAAAGAGAAAGAAGAAGGCATGAGCGAGGAACTAGCGCTCCAGGAATATTATTGCTTCCCCGAGGGTCAATACGTAATGACATCCCAAGGTATGGTAGACATCAAGGACATTCAGGTTGGAATGCTTGTTTTAACTCATACCGGAAGATTTAGAAAGGTTCTTGAGACCTATGTTAGAGACTTTGAAGGCGATTTGATTAGATTGAATTCATATGGATCCGGTGAGGACCTACTTTGTACACCAAACCACCCTATAAGGGTTTATGAGAGGCATTCTCAGTCTTTTAGATGGATTCAAGCCGAACACATAAAGGAAAAATATAGGCTTTTCTTTCCTAAGGTTTTATTTACCGGAAACTATCTATCAGAAAATTTTCTTAAGCTTGTCGCATGGTATATATGCGAGGGCAGTGCCGGGCTTAATCATATTCAATTTACTGTATCGGATAGCCAAGAAGCGGAGTATTTGGGTTTGATTTGTAAATCTTGTGGGTATGAAATAACCGTCAAGAAAACTAAAACGGCTACCAACGTTATCGTCAACGATACATCACTTGTGGACACTCTAAAAAGTCTTTGTGGAAATGATGCTGAGTCTAAAAGAATCCCACTCCATATGATTGGAAATCATGCAAAAACCTTCTTCTATGAGTTGATGAAAGGAGATGGTTGTGATCATGTGAGTAAGGGTCAAAGAAGAATACTTTTCACTACAGTGAGCAAAACACTTGCCTATCAAGTTCAAGTGCTCGCAAATTCAATCGGATTAACTGCTGGGATAGCGGCAAGAAAATCTTATAAAGGAAAAATTTGTGGTAGGGATGTGAATTGTAAAAGGAGCTATCAGGTTCAAATAGGATCGATAGAGATTCGTGAAGAAAGCACGAAGCTAATCAGGGGAAAATATGGCATAGGAGCATGTGTAAAGTCTGTTACAAGGGAAGCTTTTTGTGGTAAAGTATACAACTTTAAGGTTCAGTTCGATGAGAGTTATTTGGTCAACGGTAGAGCGGTTCACAATTGCTCATATGATCGTGGTATCGAGGGATCTTACTATGCGAAAATCATAAACAAAATGCAGCAAGAAGAGCGGATTTGTCCTGTGAGATATGACCCCTCAAAGATGGTTTTTTCTGCCTGGGATTTGGGGTGGGATGACTCCACGGCTATTATCTTTTTCCAGCTCCATGGAACCAATATTAACATCATCGATTGCGAAGAGAGATCAAATACTACCTTGGCAGCCTTCAAAGAGATTCTGATGAATAAAGGCTACAAATATGGAGGACACCTCTTTCCTCATGACGTAGAGCATATTGACGGACTTTCAACTGGGTGCACCCGACGAGAAATCCTTGAGGATCTTCAGATACCTGTCACAACCGTTCCAAGAGGTATCATCGCCGATGGAATAGAAGTCGTAAAAGGACTTCTTAGCTCTAGAGTGTTTATCGATGACACGAAATGCAAGCCCGTGATAAAAGCTTTAGAGAACTACCACAAGGACTGGGATGACAAGCATAAAGTATATAGCAATAAACCTAGGCATGATTGGAGTAGTCATTATGCCGATGCTGTGCGTTATATGGCGGAAGGGCTCAGTAAAATAGATACACGCATAGGATCATCCGAAGATGACTATAAGGCGGTGAGAGCTTTTTTTGGAGGGTGATTTGTACGCTAGGTGTACGTTAAAACGTTTTTCTAATCTCTAATTTACAATAGGTTGAAAAAAAACAGGGCTATGTCAAGCCGCTTTACATTAGGAGTTTTATGAGGAATTTGAGACCTGACAAAGACACAGAAACTTTCAACGAAGCCATGGCATGTCTAAAGACAGCGGGTCGTCAAATCAAGGAAGCTCAAAAAGAATTTGATGACGGAAAGAAGAAAGTAAAAATGGATCTTGAAGAGCTCTTTAAGCTCGTGGATGATTTCCCAGAAGATTAATATTTAGGCCTATTTACTTTTATGTAAACGTTACTCACCATGCGTTTTATGGTGAGATATGCGTAATTCAGATCCGATATTTTGGCCCGAAGCTGATATCAATCAGTCTTTGAATCAAGCAAAAGAAAAGAACTATACCGACTGCATCAACGTTTTGCAGACGCAATGGTATCAGGCCGACGTCGACCAACGCTTCATAATGGCCGATCAGGATATCTGGGGATTAATTTTCCCCGGTGTTGCGACATACCGTAGGAAGCTTTTCAACTTCAATATCATCAATCCCATTGTACAATCGATCTCAGGCCATCAAAGACAGATGCGTAAATCTACGATCTGTGTTCCTATAAAAGGAGCCAGCCAGAAGACTGCCGACCAACTTACGAAATGCCTCTTTCATGTGCATAAGAACGGGGTTTATCAAACTTACAGCGACGCTTTCGAGCAAGGAGCCCTAACTACGGGGCTCGGATTCGTCGCTCTCTATAAAGATCTAGCAGATGATCCCATTTCTGGAGATATCAAGACCCGATACATAGACATGAAGTCATGCTTATTCGATCCATATATGCGAAAGCATGATATGAGTGATTGTCGCTTTTTCTGGACGCGCAATTTCTACAACAAAAATGATGCGGCTTTAATCCACCCAAAACTAGCTGACGATATACTTTCGCTTCCTAAGGGCTCCTACAGAGATGACAAATTCTACTACATGCCCGAAGTCTATCAAATCCAATTCCCTGATCTTATAGCGCTGGATGAATATTGGTACCTGGCTTCTAGAGAGGCTACGTATCTCGTTCAAAAAGATACAGAAGAGTGTCAGGAGTGGAAAGGCGATGAAGAGCAGCTTCGTGATGTTATGCAGAAGTTTTCAGGCGTTTTTGCTGTCATTAAAAAGAAGCGTCAAACTGTGCGTAGAAGCATATTCGTTAACGACCGTGTACTTTTAGATGAGGCAAATCCCTATGGAATTGATCGCTACCCTATTGTCCCTTTCCTTGGATATTTCACCCCTGACACTCCTTACTATGCATACAAGTTTAGAGGGATTGTCCGTGACATGCGGGATGCTCAATATCTTTTTAACCGCCTCAAGGTTTCTAACCTGGATATTCTGGACGCTCAACAACAAGGTCTAAAGATTCGTCAGGGCTCGCTCGTCACGCCAGAAGATGGTCTTAATCAAGGTCACGGTAGAATGCTGACATACAAAAAGGACGCAAGTCCTGACGATATTCAGCAAATGGATATTCATCCGCCATCTCCCGTGATGCTACAGATGGAAGAATCTCTCATGAATGTAGCCCATAGAATAGCTGGCGTTGATCCTAGCTCTATGGGTATTGATGTCGATGACAAGGCTGGAATCATCTCAATGATGAGACAGGCGGCCACGGCACGCAATCTACAAAGGCTTTTTGACCAGTTTGATGAATCTCAGAGGCTATGTGGTGAGATCATGGTCGAGATGATCCAGAACAACTGGACATGGGGAAAAATAAAGCAAGTCTGCGGCGAAGACCCTACAGAAGAATTTGATAGCAAACTTTTCTTAAAATATGACGCAAAAGTCGTTCAAGGTGCCCTCACAGAGACACAGCAACAGCTAGAGCTTGCTCAACTCTTGTCAGCTCGTGAGATACTTGGAGACCTGATTGATCCTAAACTATTGCTTAATGCCATGACCCTACAGAATAAGGACGAGCTCCTTAAGAGTGTTGCAGAGCGCGAACAGGCTCAACAGCAGCAGCAGCAACAGATGGCACAAGCACAAATGCAACAAATAGAGGTTGATAATGCCACGAAAATTGGTTACGCCAAAGCCGAAGAAGCCCTTGCCCAAGAGCGTCTTGCCAAAATCCAAACCGACATTGCCGTCGCCGAAGAAAAAATGCGAAAGTCGCATCAAGAGGATACTCAATCGCTTCTCAACGTGGCTAAGATCCTTAAAGAGCTCGAAGGGCTAGACATAAACAATCTCAAGACAAAGATTGATACATTACATCAGATTAACAACTTAGACTTTGACCCTCAAGGCTCAGAAAGGGCTAGACAAGAACATGCAGCTTTATTAAATACAAATCAAACACAAGGAGTGTGAATCATGGATAAATATAGCAAAGAACAAGGGAATATGTCCCCAACTGTTGAAAACTACCAAAAGCCAGCTTCTAACTATAGCCAAGAAGGCTTTAGCAAGACAACACAATACATCGAGAGACAAGATGCATATGTGAACAAAGAAGCTTCTGAAGTACGTAAGCAGGCTTACAAAGGGCGTTACTCATAATGAAAAAGTGCGCACCTATGGTCAAGAAGCATCTTAAAGAAGATATGAAAGAGTACAAAGAGATGGCAAAAGACGACAAGAAGCTTATAAAAAAGCTTGGCACTAAAGGCAATCCCAAAGTAGGAAGAAAATAATGGCAAAGGCTAACAAAGTCGAAGTTCAGAAGGGTGAGATTAAAGCTCACACTCCTACGATGAAGACAATGACCAGAAAGGAAACCACTCGCGAAGACAACCAGAACTATGCTGGTCGTCGTGATGGTCAAATCTGCAAACTTCATATGCCAAAGCAATGACTAAAAGCTTATATGGTGATCGCGATACGGTAGGAACAACCTACCTTAAAGCGCAAAAAGAAGGAGATAAAGAAGTAACTGTAGGCGATATGCGCCGTGAAGTTATGTCCTCTCTTGTTGAGGATTTAAACGACACCATTCGTTCTAATCCTTTTCAAGATAGAGCTTTTTTTATCACCATACATGAATCCAAAGATCTGCAAATGAAATCTTGTCTTCGGAGAAGGATGTTGACGACTCTATATCGTCCATGGCCCGAAGACGACACAGTAGTCTTCTGGACAGATCCTAAAGCGTGTAAAACGCTATTTTGCTGGTGTTTGCCACACTGGACCGACATGGACAATATCTTAAATAATCCGATGCTATATGAGACAGATTATGTTCAACTCATCAAATCTTGGAAGAATCTTGAACTCCATCCTTTTGGTTTCAAGAAGAATGAAATCGGAAACTGGGTGCCAAATCCAGAGTTCAAAGATAAAGAACTTACCGTCGCAAAACCCAACCTTATCATCTACTAGCTCCAAGGGTCCATATAGATCTGTATGTTTCTGAACCAATAATTTCTATTTCTCTGAGCATCAGCAACTTTTTCGCATAGGTTGGAACAAAACTTCCTTCTTCCCTGTGGTACATCCTTAGAGCATCTTTTGCAGGTATTCTTTACAACCACAATTACACTCATTTTCTCTTTATAAATGCATTTGAAGCAGATGTTCTTGCCTAGAAAATCTTTCTCGGGTCTTTCAGCTTTACATGAGGGGCAAATCATATTTGTGTCTTCTTCCTTGCTATTTAATAAATAGTTATTTATCCCGCAAGTATAGGTTGCCATCATCCTTCAAATGATGTGTTGGCGTAAAAGCGACTCGCCCTCGCAAAAAGGATTGTACATACATGGAAGAAGAGGTTCTAAATAGCGTAGTCCAAGAGGTCGCACCTCAAGAAACTGAAAACAACCATGCTGAAGCCCAAGCGGAGGCTCCAATACAAAGAACTGTGGAAGATTCACAGGACAGAAATTGGAAGGCCGTACGTGAAAGGCAGAAAGAACTCGAAAGAGAGCTGAAAC